GTGCGAAAGCTTCTTGAGGCGAGTTCTCATTTTCTAATAAGTATCTATCGTTTAGCGTTCTTACACTAAAATCTGGTAAAATTTCGTCTCTTTTATACTCTATCTTCACTTCTTATCCTTGTAAAATACCAGAACATTTTTCGTTAATGTCTTCTATATTTTCCTTACCAATAGCTTCATTAGTATAAGCTAGTAGATCCATAATTTCAAAGTTTCGTAAGAGTACGTCCTTGTGCTCATTTAAACTTTGAATATATTTGTACTTACTGCTTATTGGACAGGCTTCATAGATATCAAAAAGAGTACCATATTCAGATACCAAGGTGGCTGCGCGTTTTGGACCAATTCCTGGTATCCCTGGAATGTTGTCCCCGCTGTCGCCGGTTAAGCATTTGATTGTAATATAGTCTTCTATTCGAAACTCGTGTGACTCTCTCCAGTTTTGCAGCGTAGTCTCTTTCCTATTTACATAAGAAAATCTAGAGACATTGTCTTTTATTAATAAGTCCCAATCTCTATCAGAGCTTATTAGCCATACTTGTTCAGCAATAAGATTAGCACTTAAATAAGCTGCTATATCGTCTGCCTCAACTCCGTCATATTGAAGAACAATACAAGTTTCTTCTAAACAGCGTAAGGTATAGTGCATTTCATCGTAAAAGTCTAAAAATGCTTGCTTCTCCTGATCTGTTTGTTTCTCGTACCGTTCTTTCCTATCCATTTTGTATTCTGGATAAATATTCTTTCTATATCTACTGTTACCCTTATCACAGGTGATAATTATTGTCCCACACTTGTAGGAAGTAGCAAATGAATTAACAGTTTTGATATAGTCTTCAGAAAAGTCTGTTCTATTTTGATGCTTCCATCTAAATCCTAAATTAAGTGCATCAATTACTAATATTCTATTCTCATCTCGCGTTTGCAAGCTCTGAAACGTTATTGCCATTTATAAATCTCGGTTTTTCGTTTATTAACCACTCTTCTGCTATCATAACATAACAACCTAAGTGTCCCACATACATATACTTCTTTGTCTTCTGCGGTTCCTCTCGAACTGCTACAAAAATCTTTGACCTATTATACTTAAAGAATAATACAGGTTTTCTGTCCGTTTTCTTACCTTGTTCTACGGCTTGTTCCCACCATCTCACAAACTCACTTGATTTATTAGTTAATATTTTATCATCAAAATGTGAGTTCTTATAGAACTTTACTTCGATACAATAGTGTAGTGCTGTATCGGGAACAAACAGGTCTCCTTTCATAAAAGGAAGGGCTCCTGACATTGGAACCCTTTCAAACGGTAATCCTGTGTGTTTTCTTAATAGATCCTTTACTTGTTTTTCTCCCTCGGCTCCTTTAGCTCGGGAATCAACCATTCTCTTTCTCCTTTTTACGGGCAGCTAAGTACCCTAAAAACAATTTAACACTTGTGGTGTACGCCCAAAACAAGAAAGGATGAAAGGTGTACCCTTTATCTAAGTAATCTTGCTTTGTTAACCACTCTTTTTGCCAATTATCAGTATAGAGACCTCTATGTTTTAGTACTGCATGGCCTCCGTCTCTAGGGGACTTAGTATAACATATCTTGCTCATTCCAAAGAATATAGATAGTATCATTAAAGGTACTTTTCTATTGCATATATTATACAGTATTGTAAGGGCGAAATCCTCACAGTCTCCTGTATAGGGCTTTTCTTTCATTATGTACCAAGCTTCTCTTTTTCCAAACTGGTCGGAGTCACTTACATAAGTAAAATTTTCTACTACATCTACCAATTCATCTTGCATTTTATCTGTAATCATTAACTTCATTCTAACCTGCTTATATTGTCCTCTTTTATTACCTCCACTTTTCCTAATAGAGGGTGAGTCCAACCGTGGGAAACTATATAAGTACTTAATCCTTCTTCACTAAGAAGAACTTCTACTAATTTTTCTCTTCCCTGCTCGTCTAAGACATTAATAACTTCATCTAAGAATAGTACATTGATTCTACTCTTTGAAATACTACTCATTAATTTTCGTATAGAGATTAAGGTAGCTGTGTTAACACGGGCTAACTCTCCGCTACTTAAAGCTAGTATGTCTACTATATTTCCATTATCAGATAATGAAACATTTAACTTGTCGTTTTCAACTATAAAGTTTATGTTAAAACGACCATCACTTAACTCAGCAAGATATTCATTTGTTAAATCTTCGAACTCTTTTACTAGATTTTCCAGTTTATAAGCTATAAGCCCATTGTTTGAAAAAGCTCGTTTTAATACTTCTAAGTTCGTTGCAATTTTTTCTTGCTCAGATAATTCTTTCGTAATTCCTTCAAGTTCTCGTTCAAACTCTGTTGTTTGTTCTTCGATGACTTGGAGTCTTGTATTGTGCTTTTGTCTTCTCGAGTTTTCATCTATAACTCCTTTTAGCTCTGTTCGAGCCTTGTCTATTTTAGTTTTTAACTCAGCAATACCACTTTCTAACTGATCCCCGTCTAAGAATTCTGTTTGTAGATTATTATCTACTCTAGTATATAAATCTTCAAACTGTTTTTGTTTCTTTTGTTTTCCTTCTATAATAGAATTAAGTCTTTTAACTCTTTCTAGGACGACGTTTAGGTGCAGCTCTTCCGCCTCCGCTGTTTGGCTTCTTTTTTGGCTTTGGCTTTTTAGGTTTTGGATTGTTCCATGATCTATTTCTTGTTTGCATGTTGGACACTTTCCTTCTAATTTCTCTAAGTCAGAAATTGCTTCGGCTTCTACAGCAGTTTTTCGCCGTGTTGTACCGAGAAGCATTGTTAGTTCCTCGGTATCTTGAATCCCACCTTCTTCATCCCCTATTAGGGTAAAGTCGGTAGGAGATATATTCGAAAGTAGTTCCTTGTATGTGTTATTTTCTCGAATTTTTTTGTTTTTTTCAAAAATATTTTGAAAGTCTACTTGTAATGAACGTAATCGCGTATCGTCTTCTTCCGAAATATTTGGAAGATTTAACTCGGGTAGTATGTTGTACTCTCCCAATTTATTGGAATCGAGCCATTTCAATATAGTATCGGACTTGGCGGAAAGGGCTGTCAACTTTATATTGACTTCCTTTGAAACTTCCCGAAAGACCTCGTAATACTTACCATATTCTTCGACACCGAATAATTCTACCAAAAACTTTTTTCTATTAGCATCAGTAGTTGTTAAGAACTGTAAGCTAGCATTTGTACTCTGATATACTAATTGGGAAAATGTCTTGAAATCTAATCCAAGAATACCTTCCAAAGTCTTGTAAGTATTAGTAGCGGTATGACTAGATATGTCTTCTTTATCTTTAAGTAGTTTTACCTTAATGGTACCTCTACTTCTTCGTACTTCTACTCTATATTTTTCATTCTCCACAGAAAAATCAAGGAATATATTGTACCCCTTGTTGTATTCTCGATTCTGTATTTCAGCTTTCTTAATGCCTTTGGAATTCTTATTAAAAAGTACCTCTTCTAATATTAGAGGTATTGAAGATTTCCCTGCACCGTTTTTTCCTAAAAGCTGTGTTACGGTAGTGTCGTCTAAATCTATTGAATTATTACTACCATAACTAAAACAATTATCCCATTGCAATTTCTTTAGAGTGATCATGAAAAGTACTTAATACATCCTTAACTTTAGTTTCGTCTAGTTCCAGAATATAACTTAAATATTCTACTAATTCTTCTTCTATTGTCATTTCTTTACTAAGAAGAAGTGCTGTTTCTGTCTTTCTCTTAATAACTTTTTTATCTAAGAGTTCTGTGTTGGCTACCGCAGATAAGTCTGCCATATCCCCTTCTAATTCATATATTGTATGATTATAGTCTGTAGGAACCATTTCTTCTTCAGAAGTAACTGTCTTCCTTAATAATTGTGGCAAGTCAAATTTATGCCAACTCCAACTATTATCATCAATAAGTATGTATCCCGTTTCTACTAGAGTTCTATGGAACTGTGTCGTCATAGGACTACCAGGATATACTATGTTTAACTGTGTGTTTGTGTGACTATGCAAGTCCCCTGCAAATATAATTGGGAACTGTTCAAATCTTTTTAAATCTACTTCAGGAGTAACATGAGGAGGAATCGCTCCCCGTACGTGAGTGAAAAGCGGCTTTCGTATACTAAAGTCTTTAGCGTGCCATTTTCCGTGTAGCTCACAGTAGGGGAGCACTCCAAACTGATCTTCGTTATAGATAGAATCTACGACCTCTATTAGCGGATTCACCTCCTTGGATGCTTTTTTCAATTGTGTTAGAAAAGTTTGATGTTTTTTTGTGGCTTCATGATTTCCATCGTATATTAAGGTACGAACCTCTACGCCACTAATGAACTCAAAATATAGTTCTAACTCTGTCATGGAAGGAATTCGATCAAACAAATCCCCTCCGATGACATGAAGATCAACTTCGTTTTCTAAGTCATGTACCTTTTTAAAAAATGTACTATACCGTTTACGTGCCCATTCCTCAGGAACGTTCTTCTGACCTACTTTTAAGTGCCAGTCGGCAGTAAACAGTATTTTCATTAGTAAGGTAAATCCTCTTTGAGTAACTCTTCCGCTTCCGCAGGTACTTCTGAAGATCCCCTGCTAACGTTTTCTAAAAACTCTCTTTGAGAGTCGGCAGTCGGTCGTGGAAGAAGTTCTTCCATAGACTTTAAGCCCTCTACTAGTTCTTGTTCTTTTTTGTCTAATGCACGAACTTTGCATTTTAGAGCCTGTAATTGATACTCAACGTTATATACGTTAGGCCCAGTTTTAACTCTTTTAAAGTTAATATCCCATCCAGTTTCTTGATCTGTGGGATCACCTAAATCGTCTGCTGCGAGCATTACTTGCTCAAGAAGTTTCTTTTTAAGATTAAGAATCTTAACTTCTCCATTGTGGACACACTGAATAGCATATGCCCATCCACATTTCTTTTCGGGATGAAACTTCCTGACCCAATCTGTTTCTGCATTATCGAAAGTCTCAGAGTTTCGATTAAATGCCAAACACTCCATTGGAATGTTTTTATTGTTGTCTCCGGTTATCCAGTAAACGTATCTAGGAAGTATATCTCCTACCATTCGCACACTGTTGTCTCCGTCTACGTACTGGTATTGTACCAGTGATGATTTTTGGGCTGAACCCTTGGCGTCTCCAAATTTTAGAGCCATATTTTTCTCCTTGCGTCTTCATACTTAAAGTGGATGAGATCATCCTCTAAAGTAAGTAGTCTGTTGTTGTCGATTGCGTCTTCTTCCACTTCTACATGAAAGAAGTCTAGTGTTACAGTACGTCCGTGGACATACTTAGCAAAACTACGATAACTTGCTAAAGAAAAGTACTGCATTATCTCAGCTATATCGTAATTATGTTTTTTAAAAAAGAGACTTTCTGCGTTCACTAAAAAGGAGTCTCCCGCATAGTTTCTTTCAAAATATCTAAATAATATATCGTTTTTACTTTGTGGAACCTGTTTAAAGGTCAGCCAATGCATTATTGCAAGTATGTCTTTGGTTTTTCCACCTGTATCTTTTACGATTTTTTTCCAATTAAATAGTGTCATATATTATATCAAAGTCGGCTCGGAATGTCAAGAACTATTTTTCTATATGTTTTTGATTTCATATCCCTGCTTGAGGTAGTACCCTGTACGATTGCTAGCTTGTCTCCTAGCTGTGGTGCCTCTTAAATTAATATCCACAATTACAGGGTCTTTCTTACCTTCCTTTATCCTTATTACTCGACCAATTAGCTGAGTTAATAACGGATCATTGTTTACAGGAGTGCCTAGTACAAGGCAACTTAGTGCATCTAACGATACCCCCTCTGAAAATATTGATTGTGTGCCAAACAATACATTTTTATCTTTGTTTATCAACTCCATCATAGCGGGTCTTTCTTCGTGTGGAGTTTCTCCTGTTATCACAATTGCACTATCTCCCACTAGATTGGCACACTTCTTTAAAAATTCTACTCTATCTCCTACTACTAAAACCTTGTGCCCTTTTGCAGCATAGCCCGCAGCAATGATAGCTATTTCATGTTGATACTCTTCATTGTATGCTAAATGATTTATCTTTTTAGCCCAAGGAGTACCTCCACCGTCTAGAAATCTAATCTCCGAATGGATGATATTTATTCTAGGCGGCATATAATTTTCTTTAGGTGGAGCATAGACTGTAGGGCTAAAATAATCCCTAAACACGACATGCTTTCCATCTTTTCTCTCAATTGTTCCTGACAGTCCAATCTTGTA